GCACCACTTTATAAAATTTTTTTTCTATTACTATATACATTCTAATATACTCAAATAACCAGAAGTTTTTCTAAAAGTTACCAGATAGGCCCCCTTACTTTACAAATAGCCAATCAAAAAAATATTTCGCAAAAAATTCTCAAAAACCGGAATGATTCTCACTGCCGCTTGATCTAGCTGAAGGACGTATACTACGAGTATGAACATTTTATATACACTCTTTCGCCTCCTTAACGCCTGCTTATATTTAGCGCTACTTTATGGTTTCTGTTTGTCATTATTAATTTAATCAGATATACTCTTGTGCATAGCTGCAAATAATCAAGGTGTAACGGCGAACACATGAGTAAACACAAACCTCCAGTACTCACTCCTTCAACCGAGGAAGAGTTAAAAGAAGATCTATTAGTTATTCCTGAAATAGAGAAAGGGGTTGTTATACCTAAGAGTAAGAAAGAAGCTATTCCTGAGATGAGCGCTGAGCAAGAAGTTTCTATCCGCGCCAACACAATAAAGACGGTCTCTGATTTAGCTGGAGAAAACATAGAGCCCTCAAAAGAGCATCAAGATCAAGCCGTAGAACTTGCGCGTGATATGATGACAAACAAGAAACTTAAACCTGAGTTCGCAAACTACCCTAATGAAACAATGGCGTTTTTAGCAGGACTTGTAGCACAAACTAATTGTATGATTGTCAAAGAGCTATCAGATTTAAAACTTTATATGGTTAATAAGTTTGTAGAATTATCAGCAACGGCAGAAAAAGATGCGGACAGAATAAAAGCATTAAGAAATTTAGGAGAAGTAGACGGCGTCGATGCATTTAAAAGAAAAACAGAGATTACGCACATTACTAAATCAGGAGATGAGTTAGAGAAAGAACTTTTAGAAACTATAGAACAGCTAAAAGGTAAAGTCATTGAAGGCGAACATGAGGTAGTTGACGATGATTAGTGAAAACGATCTAAATCTACTTCAAGCAAAAATCCCTCATATGAGTGAGCGGGAGCAACAGAAGCACCTTACGCTTTTAAAAGAATACAAAAAGAACTTAACTAAAACACAGGGGAAGGCAAACTTCTTAGACTTTATTAAACATGTCTACCCCGATTATAAAGTAGGAGAACATCATGCAAAATTGGCTAAATTATTTGAAGAAATCACAGACGGAAAAAGAAAGCGAGTTATCGTTAATATCGCGCCTCGTCACGGAAAATCGGAACTTATTTCCTATCTGGCTCCGGCTTGGTTTTTGGGTAAGCATCCAGCAAAGAAGGTTATCATGGCATCTCATACAGCTGACCTTGCAGTTAACTTTGGTCGTAGGGTCCGTAATCTCGTGGGCTCAGACCCTTATAAAGACATATTTCCCGATATCAGTCTACAAGCGGATAGTAAAAGCGCCAGTAGGTGGGGTACAAATCATAACGGTGAGTATTTTGCTATTGGTGTTGGTGGTGCTTTGGCTGGTCGTGGAGCAGACCTTTTTATAATTGATGATCCACACTCAGAGCAAGACGCAAAGTTAGGAAAGGGAGATGTTTTTCTCCCAGCTTGGGAATGGTTTCAGTCAGGACCACTACAAAGGCTTATGCCTGGCGGTGCAATTATTGTAGTAATGACTCGATGGTCTAAATTAGACCTAACAGGACAGATAATTAACCAGATGGTTAAGAATGACGACGTTGATGACTGGGAAATAGTAGAGTTTCCAGCTATTTTAGAGGATAAAAAAGGGAATGAAGTCCCATTATGGCCTGAGTTCTGGCCGCTAGAAGAATTACAGAGTAGAAGAGCTGCACTAGACATACGATACTGGAATGCGCAGTACTTACAGAACCCAACATCGGAAGAAGGCGCACTAATTAAGCGAGAATGGTGGAATATGTGGGAAGAAGAAGATCCACCTAGTTGTGAGTTTATAATAATGACGCTTGATGCTGCTCAAGAAGCCAATAATAGAGCTGATTATAATGCAATAACAACATGGGGTGTCTTTTTTAACGAAGAAACTAATAATTACGCTATAATATTATTGAATGCAGTAAAAGAACGACTAGAGTTTCCAGAACTCAAGGCTCTGTGTCTAGATGAGTATCGGGAGTGGGAACCAGACGCTTTTATTGTGGAGAAAAAGTCAAATGGTGCAGCGCTTTACCAAGAATTTAGAAGAATGGGAATTCCAGTGGGTGAATTTACACCTGGAAAGGGACAGGATAAGATTAGCCGTGTTAATGCTGTGTCTGATTTGTTTAGTGGGGGTGTGGTTTGGGCACCAGACAGACGTTGGGCGCATGAGGTTATTGAAGAATGCAACGATTTCCCTAGTGGTGCCAACGATGACTTAGTTGATGCTACAACGCTGGCTCTAGCAAGGTTTCGGCAGGGTGGATTTATACGCTTGCCTAATGACGAAGAAGATGATATACAGATGTTTAAAGGTCGCAATACTAAAAAATATTATGCAGTGTAATTAGAGGATAAATGATGGCAGACATAGATAAAGGTTTATACACAGCGCCGGAAGGCGTAGAAGAGTTAGCTGAATCAGAAGAAGCAATTGAAATTGAGATAGAAGACCCAGAAAAAGTTACTATAGGTATTGGTGATGCTGAAATAATTATTGACCCGGATGCTATGGCCGACGATGAGTTTGATAAAAACTTAGCTGAAGAATTAGATGAAGGAACTCTAGTTGAACTGTCTTCAAATTTACTTGAAGATTTTAGTAATGATGTTAACTCAAGAAAAGATTGGCTTGATACTTATGTTGATGGGTTAGAGCTATTAGGGTTAAAACTTGAAGAACGTACTGAACCGTGGGAAGGCGCATGTGCTGTCTATCACCCACTACTCTCCGAAGCATTAGTTAAATTCCAAGCTGAAACAATGATGGAAACCTTTCCCGCTGCAGGCCCAGTGAAGACTTCTATTGTTGGTAAAGAAACTCCAGAATGTATTGAAGCTGCACAACGTGTACAAGAGAATATGAACTACCAACTCATGGATATGATGCCTGAGTACAGACCTGAACATGAAAGAATGTTATGGGGTTTAGGATTAGCAGGTAATGCGTTTAAGAAAGTTTATTACGACCCAGCACTTGGTCGACAAGTGTCATTATTTGTACCCGCTGAAGATATGGTTGTGCCTTACGGTGCATCTAACTTAGAAACAGCCGAACGTGTAACTCATGTTATGCGCAAGACTAAACAAGAAATACATAACTTACAAGAACTAGGTTTTTATCGAGACGTAGAGTTAGGTGAGCCTAACTATGACTTAGATGAAGTAGAGAAAAAAATTGCAGAACAGATGGGCTTTGACGCTACTAATGATGATCGATATAAAATATTAGAAATGAACGTTAACCTTGACTTAGAAGGTTATGAAGATAAAGACGGAAATAGAAAAACAGGAATAGCGTTACCTTATATTGTAACGATAGACAAAGGTACTACTGAGATTTTATCTGTTAGACGTAATTGGAAACAAGAGGACAGTACAAAAAAACGCAGAGAACACTTTGTGCATTATGGCTATATACCAGGATTTGGGTTTTATTGTTTTGGTCTGATTCATTTAATTGGGGCGTTTTCAAAATCAGGAACAATGCTATTAAGACAATTAGTTGACGCAGGTACATTATCAAATCTTCCAGGTGGATTTAAAACTAGGGGCTTACGTATAAAAGGTGATGATACACCAATTGGTCCAGGTGAGTGGCGTGATGTAGATGCTGCAGCCGGAACTCTACGCGACAACTTAATGAATCTTCCATATAAAGAGCCAAGCCAAGTATTAGCTCAATTAATGGATAAAATTATTGATGAGGGTAGACGCTTTGCTTCTGCTGCCGATATGAAAGTATCTGACATGTCAGCTAACTCTCCAGTAGGTTCTACACTCGCTATACTCGAACGAACATTGAAAGTAATGTCAGCAGTTAATGCGCGTATCTATTACTCAATGAAAAAAGAGTTCTTATTACTTAAGCATATTATTAGAGACTATACAGACTCTGATTATAAGTATGACCCTTCAACAGGAACTCCCGGAGCTAAACAAGAAGACTATGATAAGGTTAATTTAATACCTGTAGCTGACCCTAATGCTGCAACAATGGCACAGAAAGTTGTTCAGTATCAAGCAGTTATGCAGATGGCTCAACAAAATCCAGACATTTATGACTTAAAAGAACTTAATAGGCAGATGCTTGAAGTATTAGGCGTTAAAAATATAGGAAAACTTATTCCTACAGAAGACGACGCAAAAACTGCAGATCCAGTAACCGAGAATATGAACATGGTAAATGGAACTCCGGTTAAAGCATTTTTATTTCAAGACCATAAAGCTCATATCGCAGTACATAGAACATTTAGAGATGACCCACTTGTACGTGAGATGATAGGGCAGAATCCAAAAGCACCACAAATGCAAGCGGCTATGGAAGCTCATCTAGCAGAACATTTAGCTTTCCAATACAGACTAGAAATTGAAAAACAATTAGGTGTTCCACTTCCAGAAGAAGACGAAGTTCTACCTGAAAATATTCAGAACCAAGTGGCTAGACTTTCTGCAGACGCAGCACAAAAATTGTTGCAACAGAATCAAGCAGACGCAACTCAAAAACAAGCTCAGAAATTACAAGAAGATCCGTTGATTCAAATGCAACAGCAAGAGCTTCAAATTAAACAACAAGAGTCTCAAGCTAAAGCGCAGAAGATGCAAGCGGATACTCAACTAGACGCAGCTAAGCTTGAGTTAGAAAGACAAAAATTAGAAGTAACTACACAGCGTGATGTGATGTTAGAGCAAGCCAGGATTGAATCCAGTGAACAAATTGCAGGAGCTCAACTAGGAGCTAAAGCAGTAACAGACGATAAAGCAATAAAAGCAAAAGAATTACTTGAAGGGGCTAAGATGGGCGTTGACGTTGTCCAGAAAAATAAAGACATAGCACTTCGAGCACAAGAATCTCAGATGCGTAATGCACCTAAGACGAAAGAATCCAATAATGGAGAAAACAACTAACGTAAAGGATTAACATGGCAGAGAAAGAAACGCTTATGCTTTTATCCAGCCAGATAAAAGAAAGACGCAACGAAGTAACGGAAGATATGGCTAGAGGTGGTGCAGACCTTGGAGGTTATCAACATGCATGTGGACAGGTTAGAGGATTTGATACAGTCCAAATGATGATTTCTGATATGCTGGTAGTGCATCAAAAGGAGGACGAAGATTTTGAATCTACTCCTACAGATAGTGTAGTTAAGAAAGGAGGCAAGTAATGACTATTGCAACTCCTGACACACAAATAGTCTCCAGTTCTGGAGCACCTATTAAAACTAAAAATACTGAAACCACTGATGGTAAAAAAGTTAGCGAAGAAGAAGCATTAGCTAAACTAACTACACAGTTACCTGATGTTAAAGGATACCGCATATTATGTATGGTGCCTGAAGCAGAAGATACTTATGAAGGTGGGATCATTAAATCAGATTCTGTAAAACAATTACAAGAACATGCAACGGTGGTCTTATTTGTTATGCAGTTAGGAGATTTAGCTTATCAAGACGACGCTAGGTTTCCAACAGGTCCGTGGTGTAAAGAGGGGGATTTTGTTATAACTCGTGCTTACTCAGGAACTAGAATTAAAATACACGGCAAAGAGTTTAGACTCATCTCAGATGACACAGTAGAAGCAGTTGTTGATGACCCTAGAGGTTATGAACGTGCTTAGGTCTGATCCAAATTATATGAAGGAGTATTATGCTAAAAACAAAGAGCGTCTTCGTATAAAGAATAAAGAGTATCATCTGAAGAACAAAGAGAAACGTAATGCTCAATCTAGAGATTACCATGAGACTAATAAAGAAAAGTGTAATGCTCAGGCTAAAGTTTATTATGAAGGCAACAAAGAGCGATGGACTGAGTATAAGGCTAAATGGTATCAAGAGAACAAAGCATATTTTAGAGCTAAAGACGCATTACGAGGATCTCGTAAGAAAGCAGTAAATGAGATTAAAAGTTCTGAAGATAGATGGGCACTTAGAGAAATTTATGAGTTAGCTAGACAACGAACCTTAGAAACAGGGTTTGCTTGGGAAGTTGACCATATACAACCGTTATCGAAAGGTGGTAAACACTCTTTAGGTAATTTACAGGTGGTTCCAAGAGATTGGAATCGTCGCAAACACAACCGCAACGCTGATAAGTACGTCAGTGCATAAGGAGAGCAAAGATGGCAGAGATAATAAATGAAATACCAGATGAACTAGATATAAAGGGAGAGGAGCTAGAAGTCGATTTAGACGAAGGTAAAAAAGCTGCCCCTGAAAAATCTACGTCAGATGTTGAAAGAGTAGAACAAGAGCCTAAACAAGATGAGTTAGATTTAGAAATAGAAGATGACACTCCTCTTGAAGACAGAGGCAAAGAACCACTGCCTGAAGAAATTGTTAAAGAAGTTGAAAATGACACTTTAGAAGATTATTCTGAACGTGTTAAACAACGTATGGCGCAACTAAAAAAGATGCACCATGATGAAAGACGTGAAAAAGAAAAAGCCGATCGGGAAAGACAAGAAGCTGTAAGACTTGCTGAACAATATATTCAACAAAACCAACAATTAAAGACTACATTAAGCTCTGGTGAAGAAGATTATATTAAAACGCTTCAAGGTAAATTTGAGTCTGATTTATCTGTAGCCCAGCGAGACTATCGCGAAGCTTACGATTCAGGCGACACTAATAGAATTGTTGAAGCTCAAACCAAAATGAATGAAGCTCAGTATAAGCTTTCATCCGCACAAAATATGCGTCCACAATATAATTTTTCTGGACAAGAAGCAGAAACTAGAGTAGAGTCTAATCAACAAGTGCAACCTTCAATTGCAAAGCCAGATGTTAAAGCAACAGATTGGCAAAGCAAAAACGATTGGTTTGGGAAAGATGAGCAAATGACAAGTCTAGCCCTAGGTGTGCACGAACAATTAGTCAGGAGTGGGTTAAGTCCTACAAGTGACGAATACTATCGTCGTATAGATGAAACGATGCAAAAACGATTCCCTGAAAATTTTGGGGATAATTCGTTGGAACCGGAGAAACCCGCCCAACGCAAACCTTCAAATGTTGTTGCTCCTGCAACCAGATCAACTAGCCCTAAAAAAGTTAGGTTGACTAAGACGCAAGTCGCTTTAGCGAAAAAACTAAAGTTAACACCTGAGCAATATGCACGAGAAATTATGAAATTGGAGAACGCAAATGGATAAGGTAAAAAGAGAATCAAGAGAAACAGAAGTACGAGAAGACGTAGCGAAAAAGTGGCAACCTGCCTCGCTTCTTCCGGAGTTCAAACAACAACCGGGATGGGCATATCGTTGGGTCAGAGTTTCTTTACTTAATGAACCTGATAACAGGAACGTTTCTGCAAAAATGCGTGAAGGCTGGGAACCGGTGAAGCATTCGGAACACCCAGAAGTCATAATACAGGCAGACCCCAATAGCCAATTTAAAGAAGGCATAGAAATTGGAGGTCTATTACTTTGTAAAGCTCCTCAAGAAATGATGGACCAAAGAGCGGCGCATGTTAACGAAAAAACACGTGCTCAGACCGAAGCAGTAGATGCTGCATACATGAATCAAAATGATCCTCGTATGCCTAAGTTTGCTGAAGGTCAAGAAAATGGTAAAAGTTTCGGAAGGGGTAAAAAATAAATAGGAGAAACAATCATGGCAACTACAGCTAGTCCTTACGGACTTAAAGCAGTAAACCATATAGGCGGTACCCCTTATGCGGGCTCTACGCGTCTATTACCGATTGCTTCTGGTTATGCATCAAATATATACAATGGCTCGATTGTTTCAATCGTAGCTGCTGGCACAGTTGAAATGGTTACTACAGTAGGTTCATCAGCAGGAAATGTATTCCCAGCTGGTGTGATCGGTGTCTTTGTAGGTTGTACTTACACAGACCCTAATCTAGGCACAATAGTGTTTAGTCAAAACTGGCCAACAGGTACAGTAGCATCGGATGCCCAAGCATATATTGTTGACGATCCAGATGTAGTCTTTATGGCACAAGCGGACGCTACGGTGGCACAAACTGGCCTAGGTCAGAATACTCACTTAGCAGCGGTGCAATCTACAACTACAGGCGATACTACTACAGGTAACTCTAATAGTGCTATCGACGCTACAACAGCGATAACAGCAACTTTTGCTTTCCGTATTGTTGACTTTGTAGACAGTCCAACTTCAACCGTGGGTGATGCATTTACAGACTGCTTAATTAAGTTTAATGCAGGTATTCACTCATATGACAACTCAACTGGAATCTAATTAAGGAGAAATTATTATGGCAATTTCAAGAGCCCAGCTCCTTAAGGAGCTATTACCAGGCCTTAACGCTCTATTCGGTTTAGAATATGAGAAATATGGCGAAGAACATAAAGAGATTTACGAAACTGAATCTTCTGATCGTTCTTTTGAAGAAGAAACAAAACTAGCTGGCTTTGCAGCCGCACCTCTTAAATCTGAGGGAGCAGCTATTGCGTATGACAACGCACAAGAAGCTTTTACAGCTAGATACAACCACGTAACAATTGCTTTAGGTTTCAGTTTAACTGAAGAAGCAGTTGAAGATAATCTATATGATAGTCTTTCAGCTCGTTATACTAAAGCTCTTGCTCGTTCAATGGCAAATACTAAGCAAGTTCGCGCAGCTAACGTTTTAAACAATGGCTTTAGCGGTTCTTTCTTAGGTGGTGACAATCGTTCACTGTTTGGTACAAACTCTGCATCAGCAGTTACTAATCACCCGTTGGTGAGTGGTGGTACTAACAGTAATACACAAGCGACACCAACAGATCTTAACGAAACAGCATTAGAAAACGCAGTGATTCAAATCGCAGCATGGACTGATGAAAGAGGTCTATTGATTGCAGCTAAACCACGTAAGTTGGTTATTCCACCAGCTCTACAATTCGTTGCTACTCGTTTGCTTGACACACAACTTCGTGTATCTACAGCAGATAACGACATCAATGCATTAAGAACTAATGGTGCAATACCAGAAGGTTATACAGTAAACCACTATCTAACTGATAGTGACGCTTACTTCTTAACTACTGACGTGCCTAACGGTATGAAGCATTTTGAAAGAACTGCTTTAACAACTTCGATGGATGGTGATTTCGATACTGGCAATGTAAGATATAAAGCCCGTGAAAGATATTCATTCGGTTGGAGTGATCCACTAGGTATGTGGGGTTCACCAGGTGCATAAGTAGTTTCATAGTTCTACTTAAAGCACTACCTCTGAAAAGCCTGGCTCCTCTCTGCTGGGCTTTTCTTTATATACAACTCATGAACGTGTTTTGACCTTTTTGTTGTATAATGGTGTGAAAACGTGTAAGATTAATTATCTGGGAACAACCGGCTTATCATGACTGCCCCAGCAGACGCATACACGATAGATGAGCTTAACTTTGTATGGAGAAACAATTATGTCAAGATCAACCTTTTCAGGACCAGTCGTATCACAAAACGGCTTTCTGTCCGACCACATTAACGCCTCAGCTATTAACGCAACTGCAGTCGCAACCGCAGCCGAAGTAGCTACAGGATATATTACATCAACATCTGCAGCAGCAACAAGTATTACATTTCCAACTGGAACTCTTTTAGGCGCTGAATTACAAGCAACTGCAGGAACAGTTCTTGATTTAGTCGTTGATAACACTGGAGGAGCTAGTGTAGTAACAATGGTTGTTGGCACTAACGCAATTGTATCAGACGCTGGTACTACTACTGCAGCCTCTTTTGGCGATTTAACTATTGCCGCAGGTGTTACAGGTATGGCACGATATACTTTATTATTTAGTAGTGCTACTGCTTATACTATTACACGTACTGCTTAATAGGAGAATAGACAATGGCTATAACAACAGATATATGGGCCGTCACTCCTAGCTATTCAGCTACGTTATATAGAGCCGCTGCTGCTATTGCGGGCGCTGGTGATATAACATTAGTTACTAATCAGCCTCTAGATAATGGGGCTGGCTATCAAATTCTATTTACTTGTGCAGGCGATGCAACAGCTGCTACATTTACTATCACTGGATATGTGGCTGGGGATTTATCTCAGTCCGTAACTACTGAAGATGTAGCTGGCGTTAATGCCGGAACTGCAACTTCTACAAACTACTATTCTAGAATCACTAGTATTTCATCAGACGCAGCGGTAGCAACCAATGTAAGTATTGGTAATGCTATTGCCGATGGTATGGCTCTACCTAGAACTAGAATGAAAGGATTTTATTTTGTAGGTTCTGCAGGAGCAGGTAGTGTTACATTAACCTTAGATGGTAATGCAGCATCGGATAGAGTTTTATTAAGTATAGCTACTCCAGCTAATGTAGAGTCACAGCAGATGGCTTTACCAGGCGACGGAATTTTAATTAACGGAAGTGAACCACGGACAACGTTTGGTGTAATAACTCAAACAGCAGCTGTGACATCACTAACGGTATTCTGTGGATAAAATATGGACGAAGAGCCCAAACCGATCAGTAATGATGATGAGCGCCTTGAGCAATTAAGGCGTTGGTTTGAAGCATTAGGAGATTGTGTATAATGGAAATAATAAAAATGGATGAATCGACGAAACACTTACTAGACGCTACGTCTATCTTCACGGCTGTGGGCACAATGCTTGCATGGCTTCCTCACATGGCGTCATTATTTACTATTATATGGATGGTTATTCGTATTTGGGAAACCAATACGGTACAAAAGCTATTTGGTAAAAAAGAAGTTATTGAAGACGAAGGGGCTAAACCAAGAAAACCAGAAGCTTCAAGTAACAGGATTAATAAATAAGGAGAAAGACATGAATAAAAGAACTAAACACATTATGAATGAGAAAGACGAGATTCGTCGTGTGGATAAAAATATTCGTGAAAACGAAGGCTACATGAAAGGTGGTAAAGTTATGGCAGATTCTAAAAAAGCTAGAAGTAAAAAAACGATGGGCGGTGGTAAAGTCAAAGGATACAAGAAAGGCGGGACAGTTAGCTCAGCATCTAAACGCGCAGACGGATGTGCTACTAAAGGTCACACCCGTGGTCGTATGGTTTAATTAAGGAGAACTAGAATGGCATCACTACAAGATAGACTTCGTCAACAGATTAAAGAAAGAAAAGCGAAGAAAGTAAAAAGTGACTTAAACAACGAAGTCATGAAAGCTGAAAAGCAAAACAAAAAGAATGCAGGACTAAAAGTCTATGGCAAGATTAATAAAACAACAGAAAAGAAACTTAAGAAAAAAGGATTGTCCGACGCTGAAATCAAAAAACTTAAGAAAAAGGATGTTGATAACAAAGGTAGCTTTGGGGCAAAGGCTAAAAATAAAAGAACATACTTTAGAGACGATAAGTCTACTGCATCTAAGTCTAAATCTAAGTCTAAATCTAAATCTAAGTCTAAATCTAAATCAGGACCTAGAATGACTTCTATGAAAGCTCCAAGTACTGGACCTAAACCTAGAAATAAAGACCCGAAAGTTAATCTGAAAAAACGTGGACCTAGTAGACCAAGCATGACTGGGTTTAAAAAAGGCGGTAGGATTGATGGCTGCGCAATTAAAGGTCACACAAAAGCCAAAAGGGCTAGATAATGCGAGGCTGCCGAGGAATGGGGATTGTAAATCCTAAGAAGATGAAAGCTGGGGGTGATGTATTTAAATCGCATATGATGTATGATATGAAGACGGGCAAAGCAGTTAAAGCTCCCACTAAAGCTAAGCATTTAGAGCTTAAGAAAAAAGGTTATGGACATAGGAAACCAAAAGCATGATGTATTTATTATGGTTTATAGGTGGTGCAATCACTTGGGAATTTTATGGTAGAGATTTATGTATCTCACTAAAGGAGAAGGTATGCAGCATCTTAAAAAAATTACGCTAGTAGCATTACTCTTTATAAGCACTATAGTCTTTGCAGGGCAATATCAAGTTTATTATTTGAATCCCAATACAAGGATAGTGCTAGCTAAAACTCCATGTGATAATAATGAGAGGGGCTTTAGAGCAGCAGCACAGAATACTAACCACTCTTTCGTTAAAGGATGTTGGACAGTAACACCTGACAACATGATAAACATTAAGTGGAAGGATGGAGACTTTAGTGTCTTTGGTTCTGATATGTTTAGAGAAGTAGTGGAAACAGAAGTGTTGAGACAATATAAGTAGGTAAACTAAGAAGAGTTGCATCTCTTAGACGTAAAAGGACAACAAGGAAAACATAATGGCTACAACTAACACACATGCATTTAATTTAGATCTAAACCTACTTGTAGAAGAAGCGTTTGAAAGATGTGGAGCCGAGTTAAGAACAGGATATGATTTAAGAACTGCAACCCGTAGTTTAAATTTACTTACAATAGAGTGGGCTAACCGAGGCATAAATTTGTGGACTGTTGAACAAGGATCAATCCCACTAGTTGCTGGTACAGCCACTTACAATTTGCCCGCGACTACCATCGACCTCATGAGTCAAGTCATAAGAACTGGAACAGGAACAACTCAGTCAGACATAGCTATTTCTAGGGTGTCAAATCCTACTTATGCATCTATCCCAAGTAAGAACGACACGGGCAGACCGATACAGGTTTATATAGATAGACAAGCCGAGATACCTACAGTTACTATGTGGCCTGTCCCTAATGACGCAAGTTATACTTTTGTATACTGGATGTTAAAGAGAATTGATGATGCAGGTACAGGCGTTAATACACAACATATTCCATTTAGATTTTTGCCATGCATGGTAGCAGGATTAGCTTATTATTTATCTCTTAAGATTCCAGAAGCTGGAGACAGGGTACAATTTTTAAAAGCAGAATATGAAGAGCAGTGGTTACTCGCTTCAACTGAAGACAGAGAAAAAGCCACATTAACCATAGCACCAAGAACCTCATACGTATAGGAGATTAAGATGGGTGCAGCAGTAGTAGGAAACATATTAAAAATAGCTCCAAAAGTTCTTAAGACGGCAGCGAAAAAAAGTAAAAAAGTTAAAAAAACTAAAAAAGAAAGAGCTTTGGAGGCAGCAGAAGCTGAAGCAAGATACGAGCAAGGATTAGGGCTGTTTGAAGTTCCTATTGCCGGGTTAAAAAAAGGTGGAATGGTAATTAAAGACAGAAATTATTTAAAGGGGAAATAAGATGGGCTTAGCAGCAGCAGGGAAAAAACTATTAAAGCCACTAACAAAAAAAATAATGGACAAGTTAAAGGTAGGCCAAGACCTTACTAGAACAGAAAGAAAAGCTGTACGCGATCACGCAAAAGCAAAAGCCACAACAACTATAAAAGACGGCGTAAAAGTTACTAAGCATCCGTATATGGGAAAAGTGGGAGAGGTAATAGCGAAAAGACCTAAGAAATCAGATCCTAGTCCAGCAGCTATAGAAAAATTTATGAAAAAAGAAGCTGCAAAAGATAGAGCTTTATCAGCAAAAACACTTCGACAACTACGAAAAGAGGGAAAGAGTGAGCCTTTAACTGGAAAGCTTACATTTAAAAAAGGTGGGTCTGTTAAAGGTAAATGTAGAATGGATGGCATTGCTGTTCGTGGTAAAACTAGGGCTAAACAAAGAAGCAAATAATGAGCAACAAGTACACCACTAATAAGAATGCTATTGCAGACTGTGATGTTTGTGGTTTTCAGTTCAAGCTTAGAGAACTAAAAGATTTATATGTAAGAAAAACTAATACTAATATTAAAGCTTGTAAGGAGTGTTGGAACCCAGATCAACCACAGAATATGCAGGGGATGTATCCAGTAGAAGATCCTCAAGCGGTTAGAGACCCAAGACCTGACCAGAGTTTTAATGACAACAACGTAACTGGGTCAAGAGATATACAATGGGGATGGGAACCTATTGGTGGAGCAAGACCTCCAGCTAATGAGTTTACTGGAAATAATTTAGTAGGTTCAGGAGTAGTAGGAACTGTTATAATTGAAATTACTTAAGGAGAAAGAAATGGCTAAAGAAAACGAGACAAGAAAACCAAAATTGGAGGGTGGGTATGTACAACCTCAAGATGTACCTGTACCTAACTTTGCAGGTTATCCTGAAAAAAATGTTAAAACAACAGGCGTAGTAACTCGTGGCAATGGTGCAGCAACTAAAGGCATAAAAGCTCGTGGCCCAATGGCATAAGGATAGTTTATGACGTACACTGAGCTAGTCGCACAAATACAATCGTATACTGAAGATGAATATTCTACAGTAGATGTAAACACATTTATAACTCAAGCTGAGAACAGAATCTTTAATGGAGTTAATCTTCCAGACTTAAGAAGAAATGATACAGGTACTATTAACTTCGCTAACAAGTATTTAAATGTGCCTGCCGATTGGCTAGCTACTTATAGTTTAGCGGCTATTGATAATACAACTAATGAGTATACTTTTCTTATAAATAAAGACGTTAACTTTATTAGGCAATCATTTCCTGATACTGATGCAGCTCACTACGGAAAACCACAATATTATGCTGTCTTCGATGATACAACATTTATACTCGGTCCTACACCTGATAAAGCTTATGGCGCTGAGCTTCATTACTTTTTTTATCCTGAGTCTATTACTACTGCCGCTAGCGGTACGTCTTGGCTGGGAGATAATTATAGTTCCGTATTACTTTATGGTTCATTGTTGGAAGCAGCTACGTACCTCAAAGCCGACCCAGAAACAATAGCAAATTACTCCAATAGATATGAACAAGCATTAGCAGAATTAACTAGACTAGGCGAAGGTAAAAATACTCGCGATGCTTATCGTAGTGGACAAGCTAGAATACCTGTTAAAGGTAGAAGAGGGAGTGCAGTTTAATGGCAACTATTATACAAGGAATAACTAATACATTTGTTGCTAAATCATTAGCCGGTGATATAGATTTTGATACCGACACATTTAAAATAGCTTTATATACTGACGATGCAACGCTAGATTCTTCTACCTCTGCATATACAACTACAAATGAAGTGGTAGGCACAGGGTATGTAGCTGGGGGTAATACATTAACAGGCGCTACAGTTACACAAGATGATACTGCAGACGTAGTGTATATAACTTTTGATTCTCCTACTACTTGGACAGGCACATTTTCCGCAAGAGGAGCTTTAATATATAATAGCAGTTCTAGTAATTATTCTGTATGTGTATTAGATTTTGGATCAGTTAAAACTATTGTAGCTCAAACATTAACTGTAACATTACCTGATAACACTGCAACAACAGCACTTATTCGATTTGAATAGAAAGGAATAACATGACAGGAATATCTTCGGTAATATCCGATGCACCAGAAGTAGCAGTAACAAATGTAAGACCTTTAGAAAAAGACCTATATAAAAAAGTATGGGATATGCCAGAGTATAGAAAAGATGCTCCTGGAGAAAAAGTAGCTCATGAGTTTTTAGCTCAAGCTAAACCTAAACAAGGTGCTACAGTTTTAGATTTAGGTTGTGGTACAGGACGAGGCGGATTAAACCTAGCGTTCTTTGGTGGATTAGATGTGACTATGGTTGACTTTGCAGATAACTGCTTAGATAAAGATATAGTCCCAATGTTAGAAACACAGAAACATGCGTTGCGATTTGTAGAAGCTGATTTGTCTCAACCTCTACCTGTCCAAGCAGCTTATGGTTTTTGTACCGATGTGATGGAGCATATAAGACCTCATCATGTAGATAGAGTATTAAGTAATTGTTTGAATGCAGCACAACACGTGTTTTTTCAAATATCTACTGTTGATGATAAGGCAAGTGAATTGGTAGGACATAAATTGCATTTGACTGTACGCCCGTTTAAGTGGTGGCTACAAAAGTTTAAAGATTTAGAATGTGTAATTCATTGGACTAAAGAAGTAGATGGCGCATGTTTATTTTATGTAAGCAATTGGATAAGTGGTGAAGATGTTGTAGAGGCAGGGACGGTTAATACTGATGATGAGCAGATAAAAAAGAATGTAGCTCATAATATTAAACAAGGTTTCTTACAAATACAACCACATCCAACTAATGATATAGAAGTTATGATTGTAGGGGGAGGACCATCCTTACCACAACATATAGAAAAAATAAAGCAATTAAGACAAAATGGTGTTAAACTTATAACTATTAATAATGCCTATAAATGGTGTTTAGATAATGGTTTAACTCCTTCTGCTATGGTCATGGTAGATGCAAGAAAGTTTAATGCACGATTTACCAAACCTGTAGTAGAAGATTGTAAGTATTTTATAGCATCACAGTGTCATCCAAGTGTATTTGATGGATTACCTAAAGATAGAACTTATGTTTGGCACACACAATCTGAAATGCTACAAGAATTATTAGATAAGCAGTATGAAACATGGTGGCCTGTACCAGGTGGATCAACAGTTCTTTTAAGAGCTATACCGTTGTTTAGGACATTAGGATTTAAACGATTTCACTTATTTGGGTGTGATTCATGTTTAGAAGATAATAAGCATCACGCATATGAACAGCTAGAAAATGATGGGCAGATAGTAATACCTGTAAACGTGAGCGGGAAAATATTTAACTGCAACCCTTGGATGCTATCTCAAGCCCAAGAGTTTATAGATTTAATTAGAATGGTAGGAGATGAGATAGAGTTAGAAGTTTATGGGGGTTTACTCCATCATATTTTAGAATCCGGCGCATCAATGGCCGATATTAAGGAGATTTAACATGGCAGCGACAGCATGGCAACTATACAACAGTGCCAAAAAATATATAGGGAACGGCACAATTACACTAGGTGTCCAGAATTTTAAAATGGTATTAGCAACAGCTGCTAGTAACGCGTCTACATTTACGTTAAGCGCATATTCAGAGATAACTAATGAAATTGCGGGTAGCGCAGGTACCAATGGTTATATTCAGGGTGGTAGAAATTTAGTACCAGCAACAGCTCAATGGACTGTAAATCCATCTTCAGCTAAACAAATGAAGTTTACTATGTCATCAGTAGGTTTAGCATTTACAGCTTCTGGAGCTAGCTTAGTTGATATTAAGTACGCTATTTTACGTAACTCTACTGGAGCAACTGCAGGAAGACTATTATGTTGGTGTCAGTTATCAAGTGCTAATTTTACTGTATCAAGTCCTAATACATTAACTGTTTTACCTGCTGCTACTGGCATATTTACCTTAACATAAGGAGCTAGTAATGGCTACCGGCTGGGGACGAAATACCTGGAGCTCTGGTCCATGGGGTGAAGGGGACGTAGTATCGCTAGTTACAGGATCTGTAGCTATAGCAGGCATAGCCCCTAGTGTAGTTCAGGGTAAAGTAATAACCCCTAGTGTAGAAGCATTAACATTAGCAGGGGCCGCACCAACAGTATTAACTGGAGCAGTAATAACTCCGAGTGTAGGAGCTCTAGCATTAGCTGGAATAGCACCAAGTATATTTGAAAGTAGCGTAATAACCCCTAGTGTAGGGGCAGCGGTGTTAAACGGATTAACACCAAGTGTAGTCCAAGGTAAAGTAATAACACCTAGTGTAGGTGCAGTAACACTAGCTGGATTAGCACCAAGTTTAGTTTATGGAGATGTAGCAGCGGCACCAGCAGGAGCACTTGTATTACAAGGAATAGCTCCTCAAGTTGTACAGCAACTGAATGTATTTAAAACTCCACTGGTTGGAGCAGTAAGTATAGCAAGTGAAGCACCACACGTATTTGGTAGCACCGTTATAACACCTAGTGTAGGCGCATTAACATTAGCTGGAATAGCTCCAGCTGTAACAGAAGGTAGAGTAATTACTCCAAATGTAGGTGCATTAGCATTACAAGGGTTTGCCCCTTCGGAAGTAATAGGAAGAATTATAACCCCTAGTGGGACTAGTTTAAATTTACAGGGATTTGCACCTTTAATTAACAGTCCTGATTGGGTTATAATAGATACTACTCAAGACCCAGAATGGGTTATAATAGATACTACTCAAGTTCCTGATTGGACAGAGATAGTTACAGGATAAGGAAATAATATGTCAACGTATTCAAATTTATCAGTAGAACTAATAGGAACCGGAGAACAGTCGGGCACTTGGGGAATAACGACTAACAACAATTTACAGTACGCATTAGAAGAAGCCATTGTTGGTACTTATTCTGGTGTTGATGTTACTTTTACTGGTTCTGATAAAACATTAACTTGGAGTACTTCTTCTAACACTTCACAAACAGCTCGCTTCTTACGTCTTAACCTAACCGGTAGTGCTGGTGGATCATCTAACTTAATTATACCTACTGCCGCTGCAGGCGGTGCTGGCACTTTCAAAAAAAGCTATATTATTAACAACGCTTCTACCACTGCTGTAACAGTTAAAACTGCTTCAGGCACAGGAGTGTTAGTTCCAGCAGGTAAATCATCTTTTGTATATGCAGACGGCACAAACGTTGTTTATTCTATTGATTATCTTAGCGGAACCATTCTTTCAAGTGATGTAGATATTAATGGCGGTACAATTGACGGTACTACAATAGGTGCAGCCACTCCTAGCACAGGAGCGTTTACTACACTCGCAGCTTCAAGCACAGTTTCAGGCGCAGGCTTTACAGCACGCTTTGCTACACCAGGACCAATCGGTAATACATCAGCTAGCACAGGTAATTTTACAACTCTAGGGGCAACAGGTAATGTAACTCTAGGTGATGCTTCTGGAGATGAAGTTACTCATAATGCAGGTACAGTAAATGTTCCTAATAACCTTATATACTCTGGTACTGGCTCATTGACAATGCCAAACGGAACAACAGCACAAAGACCAGGTTCACCAGCAGCAGGTATGATTAGATATAATAATACTGAAGATGAGTTTGAAGGATATGCGGATGGAGCATGGGGTTCTATTGGAGGTGGTGCTTCGGCAGGTGGTGCTATCTATGAGAACGTTGACAATGTTTCAGAAAATTATACAATAACAGCAGGATCGAATGGTATGTCAGTAGGGCCTATGACAATAGACGCAGGATATACAGTTACTATTCCTTCTGGACAACGATGGGTGATATTATAATATGGCTACAATAATAAATGCAGATACAAGTAACGGATTAAAGCTAACCTCTGATACGTCTGGGCAACTAGAGTTACAGTCAGCAGGTTCAACTAAAGTTACGATGAATACCAGTGGTAAGGTAGGTATTGGTGGTACTCCATCAGAACCTCTTTCAGTATTTAGAACAGGTGGTCAGGAAGAAGGGATTAATATCCGTAACACTTCTAGTGGTAATGGCTCTCGTTTAACTTTTGAAACAACTAGGTCTGATGATTCCTCTGTGCAAGACATGGCTGCTATACAAGTGTATGCGGTAAGTGGCTATGATAGTGCTGCAAATTCAGATGCCGTAATGACCTTTCAAACTCAAGACTCTGGTACTACATCAGAACGTATGCGTATTGACTCTAGTGGTAATGTACTTATAAATCAAACTTCAAAGGTTGGTGCTGAAAAACTAAATGTTTCTTTTAATAGAACAGGCGAATGGGGGATGGTGATTAACAATACATCCTCTACCGCTCCATCTAATGCAGTTATGGTTGATTTTAGATATGTTGGTTCCCAGACTGGATATATAGGAAGTAATGGCACATCAACCTCATACAACACCTCATCAGACTACCGCTTAAAAGAAAATGTAGTCCCTATGTCTGGTAGCATAGACAGACTAAAACAGCTCAAACCAAGCACATGGGCATGGGTACAAGATGGCTCTCATGGTGAAGGATTCCTAGCACACGAAGCACAGGAAGTTGTACCTGAAGCTGTTGTTGGCACTAAAGATGCCATAAAAACAGAAGAGTATGAAGTTACTCCAGCAGTATTAGGTGATGAAGATAATGTAGTAACTGAAGCAGTCATGGGAACTAGAGAAGTCCCTGACTATCAAGGCATAGACCAATCTAAACTTGTGCCATTACTAACCGCAGCACTACAAGAAGCTATTACAAAGATAGAAGATTTAGAAACAAGAATACAAGCATTGGAGAACGCATAATGGCTGATATAGTATTAACAGGAAATACCTCTGGAGCTATTACAGTTGCAGCTCCCGCAGTAGCAGGAACTAATACCTTAACCTTACCTGCAAGTACAAGTACACTAGCAACGACAACAGATATAACTGGTCCAGCGTTTAGTGCTAGAGCTAGTGCAACACAATCTATTGCTGATAACACAGCTACTACTATTGCATTTAATACAGAAATATTTGATACAAACTCTAATTATGATACTGGTACTTACAGATTTACACCTACAGTAGCTGGATATTATCAATTTAATGCTCATGTTCAATCAGGAGGTTCGTCTACTACAGAAGTATGGTTTTGTAATATCAAACAAAATGGTACTGAGGTTCTTATAGGTTCAAATGGACAAACTAAATTTGCAACTGTTGGGTCTTGTTCTAATGTTTCAGGAATATTATATATGAATGGTTCTTCTGATTATGTAGAATCTGTTATATATCAAAGGTCTGGAGGCGGTGCTTTATCAACTCAAGCAGGAAGTCAGGCAACTTCTAATTTTACAGGCGCATTAATAAGGAAAGCATAATGACATTACAACAAAAAATAATAGCGCTATATCCAGAATTAACTGATGAAGATTTTGAACCCATTGGAGGAACAATATCTTTTCAAGATGATAGCGATGGTAAAGGTGCTTACATAGCAAAATGGGAACACCCCACTTTAGCTAAACCAACAGATGAGGAATTATCATGAGTGTAGCAATCAACGGAACTAATGGAATTACATATAATGATGGCTCATTACAACCCTCTGCTATAGGAAAGAACCTTATCATCAATGGTAATATGCAGATAGCACAAAGAGCAACAAGTGTTACAGGGAAAACAACTGGCGGCTATTATACTGTTGATAGATGGCAAACAACTATTACTACAATGGGAACATGGTCACAATCACAATCAACAGATACACCAAGTGGTCAAGGATTTGCTAACAGTTTAAAGATGGATTGCACAACAGCAGATGCAAGTCCAGCTGCTGGTGATCATTTATTAGTAAATCAAAAGTTTGAAGGATTAAATTTACAAAATTTAGCAAAGGGTACATCAGAAGCTAAAAGTATAACAGTGTCTTTTTGGGTGAAATCTAGCAAAACAGGTACATATATTTTAGAAGTAGATGATAGAGATAATACAAGAGCAATATCACAATCATATACTATTAATTCAGCAAACACATGGGAAAAGAAAACTTTAACATATGCAGGAGATACTACAGGTGCACTTGATAATAATAATGCTGTTAGTTTATTTCTAACATGGTGGTTAGGAGTAGGTAGTAATTTTACATCTGGAACTTTAGCTACATCTTGGGCAGCAAGAACAAGTGCTAATCGTGTAGTAGGTCAAGTTAACCTAGCAGACTCTACATCCAATGATTGGTACATTACAGGAGTGCAGTTTGAGGTAGGCACTACAGCAACACCATTTGAACACTTACAATATGGACAGCAATTAGCGTTGTGTCAGAGGTATTTTGAAAAATCTGCCCAGCAAGCGACACCAATTTTAACGGCGTCCGATGCTACATTTACTGTAACAAATATATATAATAATATAGCTAATGGTAATTATTATGCAACAGTACCCTTTGTTGTTACAAAAAGAGCTAGCCCTACTGTTGTTTTGTATCCATATACAACACCAACAAATACAGCTAGATGGTCTAACGATGGCGGTACAGATTATGCGGCAAATAGCGCAGCAACACCAAATGGTCCAAAAGAATTTGGATTTTCTGTAGCAAATAGCTCTGGTGGAACTTTAACTGCTGGCTCGCAAAAACTTATTATAGGAGGTTGGTATGCAAGTGCAGAATTATAAATTAAGCACAAAAGGTTTAGATGGAAATGTACATTGTGTTATTCGTATAAGTGATGGAGCTTGTATTCCATTTGACCCAGCTAATACTGACTACCAAGAATACCTAAAGTGGGTAGCAGAAGGTAACACACCAGAAGAAGCAGGCCCAGTACCAGTAGTAGGAGAATAATTATATGGGGATCTTAACCCACCTTCTTCCTATTGCTTTAGGATTCTTTGCTAAACTTGTCGCCATTAAATCTCAACAAGCTCACGATCAACAAAAATTAATGCTCCAAGCATTAGCAGCAAAATCTAAAGAAATACAAAAAGCAAGAGACCAATCTAATAAGGAATCTCCTATGGCGGCATGGAATAGGCGCATACTTATGTTTGCAATTTTAGCTTTAGTAGCTATTTATCCTTTAGCTGGAATCTTTGGAATTGAGACTGTAATACCGGTAGACATCAAACCTTCTAGTTTTTTATTTTTTGAATGGGGTGGGGGTACTACTTTTGAAACTGTTAAAGGGCTATATAAATTTGACGAAATATTTGCTTGGGCGACTATGATTGTAGAGTTTTATTTTGGTGGTCAACTGGCTAAAGGAAAATAATGCCACTTAGTAAATTAAAATTTAGACCTGGCATAAACCGAGATAGTACTAATCTAGCCCGAATGGGAGGTTGGTATGATGGCGACATGATACGGTTTAGAGATGGTTTTGCTGAAAAAATAGGCGGCTGGCAAGCTGAAACCTTTGATCAATATGTAGGAGAAGCGGTCAAACTATTTGTTTATGCTATCGATACAGGTGCCGAAATTGCAGGATTAGCAACTTCAAAAAAAATATATATACGTGTAGGTACTCAACTATTTGATATTACTCCTATCCGTGCAACTTACACTACTTCAACCACTCCTTCGACAGACAACTGTTTTACTACTAACACCACTGCAGGCACTGAAGGCCAAGTCTTAGTAACACTTACTGGACACGGTGCTACTACAGGTGATTATGTTACTTTTAGTGGTGCAGTCGCAGTCGGTGGTATTACAGCCACACAACTTAATATAGAGTTTGAAGTAACGGTAATAGATTCTAATACATTTACTATTGAGACCGCTGGAACAGCGACTTCAGTAGCTACAGGGGGTGGCACAAGTATTACTGCGGCTTTCCAGATTAATGTTGGTGCAGACTCTTCTATTGTAGGCTATGGTTGGGGTGCGGGTACATGGAGTCGAGGAACATGGGGAGGTGCTTCTATTATCCCAGCTATTGTTGATCTTCGATTGATATCTATGGATAACTTTAATAATGATCTTGTGTTTGCATTAAATAACCAAGGGGCTATTTATTATTGGACTTATGATAGTACTTTTAATTCTAGAGCAGTATTACTAAGCTCTATATCTGGCGCTATAGCGGTACCTACTGAAAATGAAAAAATACTTTTTGCACCTAGTGGGCATTTACTATCTTTGGGGGCTAGTGAATATAGCGAAACAGCTACTGCAGGTGCTACTATTTCAAGTATTACAAGTTCTACAACGACAGCTACTGTAACTACTGGAAGTGCTCATGGATTAGCTACTAATGACTGGGTAAGTCTATCTGGACAAACAACAACTGCTTATTCAGGCACATACCAAATTACAGTAACAAGCACCACAACTTTTACCTATACACTAGCAGCGGCTACCACGTCCCCTGCCTCTGTTGTAGGAAGCTACCAAAGTGTTAACTACTCAGTAGGTTCGTATGACCCTATGTTAATTAGATGGGCGGATGTTAATGCAGACATAGGTCCTAAACCAGAAGTGTGGAAACCTGAACTTGCTAATAGCGCAGGGTTCTTATATGTTAAAGAAGGATCTAAAATAGTATCAGCAGCTAACGTAAGACAAGAAACCCTTATATGGACTGATACATCACTTAGCACACTACAATTTTTAGGAACCGCGGAAGTATTTGGGCTACAACTTTTATCTAATGACACTAACATTATGGGCCCTAATGCTTATGCAAGTGTTAACAACAATGTTTACTGGATGGGTGCCGATAGTTTCTTTGTCTATGATGGTCGTATTAATGTACTTAAATGCCCTTTACTCAGATATGTGTTTCAAGATATTAATACAGAACAAGCTCAACTTGTTTATGGCGGGACTAACAAACAATTTAATGAAGTCGTTTGGTTCTATTGTTCTGGCGGACCAACACCTTCGGCTACAATTGATCGCTATGTAATCTACAACTACCGTGATGATGTTTGGTATTACGGACAACTTAACAGAACAACTTGGGTAGATGCTGGGGTTAATCAATATGCGCTAGCTACTTCTAATGGATATATATACTCACACGAAAATGGACCTAACGACGGACAACCTTTAGGCGCAGCACCTCTTGCAATTAATGCATATATTGAGTCTGCCTTTATGGATATAGCTGACGGTGAGTTTTATATGTTGACTAAGAAAGTAATACCTGATGTAGACTTTACAGGATCTGCAACAATTGTCCCTGTGACAGGAGCTACCGTGGTTCCAGCTGTTGACATGGCAGTTGCAGTGACTAAGTTTCCAGGAGCAGCAACACAAAATACAGATGTAGCGGGAGCAACCTTAACTCGGGGTGTAACAACAACGGGGGGAACAATAGACCAATATACGAATCAAGTATTTATAAGAGCACGAGGCCGTCAGATGAACTTTAAAATATCATCAGATACTCTAGGC